GTTCTTCTTCGGCGTCATCGTTCATATATTCCGCATAATTCAGTGAATATGAATTACTCGCAATTTTCTCAATCGGAACTTCAACCAATAGATTTTTCACACCTTCACCCTCATATGGATTATAGTCATAAAACGCGACTTTCGCGGTTTGATGTGTCTTTGAAAACTTGTAATCGCGTCCAGTTTCTTTTTGGGTTTTGGATACATTGATTTTCACTTCAAGCGCATCCGACCCTTCGCGCTTTTTCACGAAATAGAATACACATGTCTTGATGGACGTGTATGTGAATATTCCAGAAGGCAAATAAATGATTTCTTTCAGGTCGCACGTTTTCATAAGATACTCGCGAATCGCGACAAGTGTAGTATTCGTCTTTGAAAACAAGTCTTGTCCGTCTGGCAAAACAACCGCGCATTTTCCGCCGATTTTCAACATATAGATGATTGCTTGAATGAAGAGAGACACCGCGTTATCCGTCTTGACAGGAACATATTGAGACTTCAACGTGGATTGGAAATCGTCATATTTCAAGCCCTTAATACCGAACGGTGGATTGGCGAGAATATTATCAAACTTCTGAGTAATCGGCTGGCGGATACTATCACCGCAATCTAGTCCACCAAACATATGACCCGACGAAATCAACATATTTGAAACCGCCAATTGATAGGTATCCGGTTCCAGTTCTTTTCCATACAAACCGGTGGTTGTGATATAATCCCAGTTCAGTGTAATATTGCGCGTTTTGGCCTGTTTCATTATTGTTTGTAAATATGAAATGAGGAAACCGCCTGTGCCCATCGTAGGGTCAGCACACGACTCGCACGTTCCATCCTCGCGAACTTGCGGGTCGATGAGACGTACCATCATCTTCTTCACAGATGGTTGCGTAAAGAATTGTCCTAGCACTTTACCTGTCATAATATCTTGGATAACTTCCTCGTACGCTTCACCCAATACGTCATAATCCGTTTGAGATAGGTCAATCGCGTTTAGTTTGTCGATTATTTTCTTGTATGTAGACTGATGACGAATATCAAACCCCCGCCCTTTCAAGAATATACATTTGGTTGCCGGATGGCACGACAATATGATATCCCAAATATATTTCATCAATTGCGGAATATTATCTTCCTTCTCCTTGGATAAATTGCTGAAAAGAACACACGTTAATAGCCGTTGTTTATTGTGTTCGATTAAACACTCGTCAAAATGTTCTTCAAGCCCCGCACTGAAATCATAATTCGCAATATCAATCTCGCCGCCGACCCGAAAATGCGGCTCAAGCAATTTCAAAATCAACAACGACGACATATTTCGCAACGCCTTTTCGCCGGTAAGGCCTTCATTATCACGCAGTATATCCAAGCACCGTTTAAACACATTGTTGAGTTCAGTCCGAGCTCCCATTTTCTCCTCCTTCTTCATCGCAATTTGTTGGATTTCATCTAAAGAGACACACGCGGTCTTCTTACTCTGATGACGCGTAAAATCAATCTTCTGTTGGAAGACCTTCTTACATAACTCGCACGTATATTGTTTTGACATTCGTTGGCGTATATATAACCCAGTAGAAAATACTTTATATCATAATCGTCGATATTCACTTCAATTTTATGAATAAAAAGTATTTTTTACTTCCCCCACTACAGCGCGATGGTTGCCTTTCGTTTTTTGGGTATAACGATGATTTCGCTTACTTCGCGTATATTGTAATAATCTGTCCATAATCCATTGGGTGGGAAAAGCGGGTCTAACAAACATAATTCCGCGCACAAATTGGCTAAATCTAATCCGTTGGTTCTGAGTTCGGGGTGTTTTGATAACCACTCGCCTACTTTGATTTTACACGTTTCTGTGTCATAATAGATGCGTTCTATGCCTAAATAATCCACCCAGTTGGTAAATTGCCCGTTGTATGTTGTTTCTGGCTCGCTGGTTAAACGATTATCGCGGTCACACAATTCGTAATACTGCTCGCGGTTTTTTATTCCGTTTTCCGCGATGATTCGTTTTGCCCGTTCATATGATGTTCCGAGTGCGGTGCGCTTGACAGTCTTGAGACGTAGTTGTTGCGTAAGTTCGTCGTCGTATTCTCCGATATCGTTGTCGCGGTCGTGGTCGTCGGGTTTCGGCTTTCGCTGTGATTTTTTGATTTCAATCCGGAACACCTTGATTTTTTGCGAGATTGTCTCGTCTTCTAACCCCATCTGATAAATGATTTCGCGCGATTTTCGCATATCTGGATTTTCATTATTGGATAACCAATCGTCTCTATTCAATATCGGCAGTATAATCTTGACGATTTTGTTGGGTTCGTTTGGATTCTTTCTACAAGGTCGTAATGCGGACTGAACGATACGAATATTTGAAGTCATATTTTCCGCAAATACGACGGCATCCAACAACGGAAAGTCCCAGCCTTCACCAAGACAATACACGCACGAAATGATGCCTTTCGCCGACCGACCAAACTGCTCTAATATGCCTACTTGTTCTCTGGATTTCATTTCACTATGATATTCGGAAGAATAGAGACCGGGAATGACAAAGTATTCCTCTTCCATCAGCATTTGTATATATTTGATGATTTTCGCGGAATTGGGCTTATTATTTGAATATATCAGCATGTGATGAGAATTACCGTCATGTATGCTCTTCAGTGCGGCAAAAGCACTCAAGAAAATGCGTTTATCGGTTTCGATAGTGATGCCAAAATGGTTCAAATGCGCTTCTAATTGCTCCTCATTCGCAATAATACTCTGGATAGTGTAATCGCAAATAATTCCTTGTTGTATCGCCCATAGCACACATCGTCGTTCTATGATTTCACCGAAATGTGCGATGTCGTCGTTTGATACAATCGCGCGACGGCTGTCGCCGAATGCGTCGTCGTCGTCCGAAGTCACACCGTAATTGTCGAGTTGCTTGATGGTGGCGGTCAATGATAGTTGTTTTTCGGCCGGAATCGCAAGCATCAGTATAAATGCCTTTGTTGTTTGCGCTAGGCGCATATTGACCGTTGTCAAGTGATGACATTCGTCATTTATTTTCATATCAAAGACAGCTTTTGCCGAATACACCTTGTGCGCAGAGGAATACGTCGTTATGACAATACATCGCTCATTATTGACGCTTATAAATTTGGCTATATCTTCAACGGTTACACCTCCAGAAACGACGAGTAATGGGATATCATTGTATATACGTGATACAATGATGGTCCATTGATTCAGTAGTTGCGTATTCGGCACACCAATAATAACACGGTTTCGTTGTAAACGCTGCGCTACCCATAACGAAATAAGGGTTTTACCAATACCACATGTTAGAATGAGTATTCCCTTGTTATTCGCTGTAAGGTGTTGGACCGTTTTCTCGATTATCTCCGTCTGATCGCTTCTTGGTATATAGCAGCTGCTGCTGCCTCGCTTCAATCCGATAATAAGCGATGAAATGCGTATTTTTTTCATAATCTTGTGTATTCTGTGCTTTCGCAATAGTTCGGCGAGTTCATAACCGGGAAGTTGCCTATATGTAATTCCGATTTGCTTGAAATAGGGAACGACCCGTTGTATTATCGCCTTATCGTAAAATTCGGTTCCGGCGTTGTGTTTGATATGATGTTCACGGAACTCGTTCTGGAGAAGTCGCTCGATAATACCTACCCGTTCGGTTGGGACTTCAAACACCGCTTCAAACGTTCCTCTAATAATCTCGCCCGTCGCATATTGCGAGTCTCTATCCGGTATGTTTGTCGCTTTGCCCAATTTACACGCATTATACAAATCATATGCGGGATGGGTTCGTATATAAATGTATCCATACGGCGACGGTGACGGTGCTCCTGCTGTATGCGTCGGACGGCGGTCCATTTATCTGTAAATATACTATACTATTATTACAATAGTATTCAATTTTACCAATAATAAAGTATTCGAAAAACGACACCCCGGCGGTATCGGCACCAGAATTCATCGCGATACCGAAGGGTGGTCATAATCACCCGAAGGGGGGAATCACCCGAAGGGGGGAATCACCCGAAGGGGGGAATCGCCCATCCGAGAGATTCAGAATTATAGGAATGGAGGGAAAACCCGGGAAAATATTCCGTTTGAAATAAAGAAAATGATAGATTCCAAGGGAATGGATTCCGAAGGAATGGAGGGAAAACACGGGAAAATATTCGGTTCAAATTCAAAAGTTTTGATTTCAAATGGTTAACATTATATGTTCGGAATGGATTCCGTTGGAAAATATTCGGTTTAAAATTGGAAAGTGTTGATTTCAAATGGTCAAACCTATACGTTCGGAATGGATTCCGTTGGAAAATATTAGGTTCAAAATTGGAAAGTGTTGATTTCAAAAGGTTAAACCTATATGTTCGGAATGGATTCCGTTGGAAAATATTTCGTTTAAAATTGGAAAGTGTTGATTTCAAAAGTGTTGATTTCAAAAGGTTAAACCTATACGTTCGGAATGGATTCCGTTGGAAAATATTAGGTTCAAAATTGGGATATTTATTGATTGGGAAGTGGTGCGACTACCCCCCGGATGGTGGGGGTGCTGGGGAGAGGGGGCACTGTGGTATTGGATGGTAAAACATATTATTACCATAGATGGTGTGGTGGGTGTGGTGGGTGTGGGGTTTATGGTAAGGATGGTGAGGTATTTTGTATCTCCGTATGGGACACCCCAATTCATGTCCAAAACGCCGTTTGCGCTGGAGACTTTTGAAACACGAAACGCGCAATACCCCAAAACGGGTTTGTCATTGAAATGCTGTTATTTCTGATTTTTAGGCGAAAAAACGTGTGACTGATACTTTTTGAGGGTCGGTGACGGCGGTGGAGGAAGCAGGGCTGCGCGTATCTTTAGATGAATTTTTGTATCCCCCTAATGTATAATATACCATCCAACCTCCATATAGAATGGACCGTAAATATATATACAAATGCGAACCTTGCGTTTTTCATACAACGTGTAAGAGAGATTATGACCGTCACATATTGACAGAGAAGCATCTTGGCGGTGGCAGTGTAGCGAATCAAATCATAAAATCATCCGAAGGTTATGAGTGCTACTGTTGTCACAATATATTCAAGTCTCGCACTAGTATTTATAAACATATCTCCAAATGTTCGACGTCTTCTTCGCGAGGCACTACCACCTCTCCCACCCAACCCCCCAACCCAGTGGATGATATCATATCATCCGACGAGAACATGATAATAACCAAGGAGATGTTTATGACCTTATTAAAAAGTAATCAGGAAATGATGAATAATATGCTACGGTTCTTATCCGATAAACAAAACACAACCAATAATACCACAAACAATACGACCAATGCGAACACCATCAACGCGAACACCATCAACGCAAACACCAACAACAACTCATTCAATATGAATGTGTTCCTCAACGAGCAATGTAAGGACGCGATGAATATGAAGGATTTCGTGAATTCCATTCAACTGAACCTGACTGACCTGGAAAATGTTGGTAATCTGGGCTATGTAAAGGGAATGTCAAACATACTCATAGACAACCTCCAAAAGATGGATGTATACAAGCGCCCAGTCCATTGTAGTGACGTCAAGCGCGATACCTTATACGTGAAGGAGGATGACAAGTGGGCGCGGGACGGCCCCGACAATCCGAAAATGGTGAATGCGGTCCTGGCGGTGGAACACAAGAATGTGGCGCTGGTAAGCGAATGGGCGAAGGCCAACCCGCGCTGTATGAATAGCAACACACGTGAGAATGAAAGGTATATGAAGCTATCCAAGACAGCCACCGACGGGGAGAAGGAAGGCAACATTGCCAAGGTCATAAAGAGAGTGGCAAAGAATGTGGCGATTGATAAGGAACCGAATACGATTGAATGAATGTGATTGTAATGGTATATAAAAATATTTTCGTATAATAATTATACGAAAATGTCAATTCCCGATAAAGATTATTCAAATACGATTATCTATAAGATAACGTGTAAAGACCCGAATATACACGATGTATATGTAGGACATACAGTAAATTTCGTCCAGAGGAAAAAAGCGCACAGGCGAGCTTCTATAAATAATAGTTCGCCAAGCCATAACTGTAAGGTGTATAAAGTCATACGAAATAATGGTGGGTGGGATAACTGGAATATGGATATAGTCGCATTTTATAAATGTAACGACCTCAATGAAGCACGGCAAAAGGAACAGGAACATTTCGTTGCGTTGAACGCGACAATGAATAGTGTTGAACCGTTCCCGTCGAAACCTGTAAACCGTATAATCCATGTAAACCCTTTGACCGTGAATAACCCAACATATAATGAAAATATACAGATATCTAACAATCCACGCATACTTAATTGCGAACCTTGTAATTTCGTAACAACATGTAAAAGTGATTATGAACGTCACGTATTAACACAGAAACATCTTGATGGTGGCAGAAACGACCTTACGCCTATAAAATTATCCAATGATTATTCTTGTCCTCGTTGTCAAAAAAAATTCAAGTTTCTATCAAGTCTTTATAGACATACAGATTGTAATACTCCCGAACCATCTATATGTTCCGCTGCGTCTATGACTGAACCAGTTGCGACAATTCCTGACGTTACAGTTCCGGCTATACCCACTCCACCTCAACTTCCTGCTATACCCACCCCCCCTCAACTTCCTGCTATTACCGGACAATCTTTACAAGAAGTCACTATGAACTGTGCAACCGCGATGATGAGTTTTTTTCAGCAAAATAATGAGTTCAATTACAAAATGATGGAGTTCTGTTTACACCACTCAAGAATGAGAAATACAACCACCCCCGCCAACACCCCATTCAATATGAACCGGTTCCTCAACGAGCAATGTAAGGACGCAATGAATATGAAGGATTTCGTGAATTCTATCCAGTTGACCCTGACCGACCTGGAAAATATAGGACGCCTTGGTTACGCGAAGGGAATGTCAAACATCCTCATAGACAACCTCCAAAAGATGGATGTTTACAAGCGCCCGGTCCATTGTAGCGACGCCAAGCGCAAGACCTTATATGTGAAGGACAACAATGAGTGGGAACGGGACGGGCCCAGGCATCCGAAAATGGCGAATGCCATCCGTGTGTTGGAAGAGAAGAACGATGCGCTTATAGAAGAATGGGCGAATCAGCATCCAAACTGTATAAATGACCATACACGCGAGAACAAACAGTATTTGAAAATACGTAATGCGATAACACTCGGCAACATCACCAAGGTCATACACCGTGTGGCGAAGACTATCGTCATTGAAAAGTAATGCCATACTCGTTCAAACCCCCCAAATTTTATATAGTATTTATCATAATAGGATAAATACAATACGATACGATATACAATGACTGAACCTCACACAATATACAATTGCGAAACATGTATGTTTCTAACCAGGAATAAAAAGGATTATACGCGTCATCTGACGTCACGCAAGCATCTAGAGAATCATCCGACGGCGCCGCTCCCGGACACGACCACGGACACGACGCTACACTGTGCGAAATGTAATAAGGAATTCAAGTCTCGCAGTGCGATGTATACGCATAATAAAAAGTGCGGTTCCGCAGCGGGAGCGGAGGAGGCAGCATCGGCGACGGAGGCACTCACCCCCGAACAAATCCAGTATATCATTATGGAAAACAAAATACTCAAAGAACTCTTGAAGAACGCGATTCAGGGCCACCATCCAGCGGCGTCGCCGGCGCCACCG